ACAGCTCATCTAATGAGTAATAAAGCATTGCTATATCAAGAATTAGCTCTAATGCAAATTCAGAAGTTTGTATATAAACTGTATTACCAACTCTTTTATTGAAAAGATATCCTGTTTCAATCTCATTTAGCATTGCTTTTTTGTGATCTCTATTAGATATTCTTTTCAGAATGAATCTACATCTCTCTATGCTATAAACATGTCTATCATCATTAAGAAGAGATAATGTAAATGCTAAGCAATCAGCTAGTTCATCTAGTTGTTTTTCTCTAGAAGTTTTATTTATCTTCCAATCTTTAAAAAGTCCTATCGCGTTGTACCACTCATGGAATTCCTCACACAGAGCCGTTTCTATATGCTGCCTATCCCATATCTTCATATGGCTATCAACTTTTCTTTGCAATTCCTGAAGCTCAGTTAATGTTTTATGCAATTCAAATTTATTCATGTCAACCTCCTATTCAAAATATTTTTTACTGAACTCTTTATCAAATAAGAATTGAATTATTGCTATTAATCCGGTTGCTAACCCGCCTATTAATTGCCAATCTACATTTGTTAATGTCAAGAAGCAAATACTCACAACGGCCACCGTCCAGTAGATAACGTTTAATTTATCTTTCTTAATTTTTCTTTTAAGCATTTTGTCGTTCCTTCTCTCTATTTTTTTGATTTATATAGTTGTAAATCCTAACTTTATTAAAAGTCTTATTTGTTGTTAAAGTCCCCTGGATGAAAAGATAAGAATCTTCAAGCCCTTCTATCTCTTTAATGAATTTATTAAACTTATCTTTTGATTTATCCATTTCTAGAAATTTCCGTAAGTCATTTCTTTTAACCCAGTGGGACGGATTTTTTACCTTATCTAAATAAGCATTGTAAGGCTCTTGCATTTAATCACTCCTTTTTAAATTAAGTTAAACTTAAGTACTATTTTAAAAAAATAAGTTGATTTGTATCAACATTCAAGATTTTACATAATTTCTCAAATTCTCCTAATTTTATATCTTTGCCGTCTCCTTTCTCCCATTTAATCATTGTGGTTTCACTAATTCTCATTAGTGCCGCCAACTCTTTTTGAGTTAATCCTGCGTTAACTCTAGCTGCTTTTAACGTGAGTTTTAATGTCAATTTGCACCCTCCTTTCTTAACTTCTGACTATATTATACACTTAAGTTTAACTTAAGTCAATAGTTTTTTTAAATAAAACTTAATTTTTTTTAAGTTTTACTTGATTTTTTTTAAGTATTACTTTATAATAAAGGTCAGAAAGGGGTTATCAAAATGAATAATAATATAGAAGAAACTTTCAGAACAAACCTAAAAAAATACTTGAAAGAGAAAAAGAAAACACAAAAAGATCTTGCTGAATATTTAGAAGTAAGCCCTGCTATTGTATCTTATTATATTAAAGGTATAAATACACCAAGAATGGATAAAATAGATAAAATTAGTGAGTTCTTTGGTATTGAAAGAAGTGATTTAATAGGTCACAATCTTGATTTAAACAAAACAGATAATCAAAATGAAAATATAGACATTTCAAATATGGTTAATGATTTAATGGAAAATTTAAATAGTACTCAAACCCTAATGTATAAAGGAGAGCCAATGGATGAATTAACAAAGGAGTTAGTTCGTGCTTCAATAGAGCAAGCAGCACGTATTGCATTAGCACGACATAAAGAATCTAAAATTGACAATTAAAGAGACTTATAACTCTCTTGTAAAAGAATTCGGAACAAACAATCCATTGAAAATTATAAAAGAATTAGGTATTATTGTACAATTTTCAGATCTAGGAGAAAATAAAGGTCTGTACCATACTTTAGAAATAGATAAAAACACATATCACTGCATACACGTTAATAACAAACTATCTTCTAAAGAACAGAAATATACTTTAGCCCATGAATTAGGTCACTACATCCTGCACAAAGGATCTAACGTCCATTTTTTAAGGCGTGTTACCTCAACACCATTATCAAGGCAAGAAATAGAAGCTGACCTTTTCGCAAGCTATTTTATAGTATCAGATGAAGAGATAAGGGAAATTAATAATCTAACTCACATATCAGAAGCTTATAAGCTTGAATATAGTATATGTGAAAAAAGATTAGAATATTTAGAGTAGATATTATTTAAGGAGAAAATATATTATGTTTTTTAAAAAAGATCCTGAAAAAGAAAGACTTAAACAGGAACGTAAACAAAAAGAATTAGAGTTAAAAGAGAAAAAAAGACAAGAGTTTGAATTATCTAAACTTAAAGATAAAGAAACTACTAAAGAGAACTTAAGAAGAAGAAAAGAGTTTAAAAAAACAACTTCTTATGCTGGAATTGCCATTGATGAAATATCTGAACTATTCAGAATTAACAATGATTATTTAAGATTTTATAAATTCGATGAGTTAGTTGAGTATAAACTTATTGAGGATGGTGCCAAAGTAGCTCAAGGTGGTGTATCAGTCGGAAGAGTTGCAGCAGGAGGTTTATTATTAGGCCCTACAGGAATGTTAATCGGAGGCCTAACAGGTAAGAAAAAACTTGAAAATCAAGTTACAGAATTAAAAATTGAAATCACAGTAACTGGTAATAATGAGGGAACTTACTCTATTAATTTAATCGATAAACCTGTTAAAAAAGATAGCTGGACTTACAAAGGAAGTGTGGGAACAGCTAAAAGTATTATAGAATTCTTCGATAAAATTTCAAACGTTGAATAGGGTTTTTCGTGTTGATAATTTACAAATAAAAAAACTCACGCCCCCGCCAAGAGTTGTGAGTTTAAAGGATGTGTAAGATATACACAAAATGCTTAATATAAATAGTATATCATACACATCTTATCTAATCAAGAAAGGATGTGTATTTTATGTATAGAGAAATAACCCATAATGGAAAATACAGATACGTACAATCGTACAAGGATCTCGACGGGAAAACACGTCGTGTATCAGTTGTTAAAAATAATAAAACTAGAGCTACTGAGAAAGAAGCATACGATGAATTACAAGAGAAGATAGAGAAACTATTAAATCCTGAAGTTGTTAACAAACCATTAGGATTTTATAAAGAGAAATTCCTGGAATTCAAGAAAGCTACACTAACCCATCATTCATATTTAATTTATAAATCGTATTTGCAAAAATTAGATGATAACGAAAAACTAGAAAATATTACCAAGATTAAATATGAGAAGATGATAATTGAATACAGGAGCTGTTACTCTCCGGAGGCTATTAAGTTTATAGTAAGGTTATTTAACAACCTTTTTAAGTTTATTAAGAAATACTATGTAAAAAGCTTTGATGTTACTTTAGAATTTAAATTGACTAAAGAAGAAAAAGCGGAAAAACTACAAAAAATAAAATATCTAGAAAAGGATGAGATCCCTAATATTTTAGCTAACATAGAAAATAACACCGTAAGAAATGTAGCTATAGTTCAACTCCACACAGGCTTAAGAATCGGGGAGGTTTTAGCACTAACTCCTAAAGATGTTGATTTTAATAATAAAACAATATCCGTTAATAAAACTAAATTACAGAACGGAAAATTATCAGCTCCAAAAACTTTAACTAGTATCAGAACTATAGAAGTATCAGATTATGTGTTAAGTATCATTCACGACTTTATTTCAAGTGATGAATTTATATTCCAGGTTCACTACAACACAATAATTAACCATTTAACCTTACAAAATATAACATCTCATATGTTTAGACATACTCATGTAGCGTTACTTATTGAGGCAGGAGTGCCAATCAAGGTTATATCTGAAAGATTAGGACATTCTGACACTAGTATAACACTTAGTATATATACACATGTTACTGCCAATATGAAAGTCGATTTACAGAATAAATTAGAAAAAGCTTTCCCTATTTTTTCCCTATAAGTAAAATTAAATAAAAATAAACGCTGTTAATTCAATGATTAGCAGCGTTTTATATTTAACTATGTAATTATATCATGTAACCGTAAATTGATAAAGTGAAAAGCCTAAAAAAGCATAAAAATATACTAATTTGAGCATATTTTAACAAATATTCAACGCATTAGAAAATATGCAGAAATTAATCGATTTTTCTAACCATTAAGAAGGTTTTTCCCTATTTTTTCCCTACAGAAAAAAGCCCTCAATAATAGGGGGCTTAAATTTTTATCTTGTGTTGTGTAGTAAATCCAGGATAAATTCATTTTTGTTATGCACAGCATCAAAATCATTTAATGTAATTTGGTAATCTTTTTCTTGATTATCAAAATTCACTTGAATTACTATATTTTCAAAATCTTCATCATTCAAATTTCCTAAATGAGCTTTTAACTCATCTACTGAATAAACTGTAGTGATATCATTGTTACTATCCTCTTTCCAGTATGATATAAAAGCACCTTCCTCTAATACTAATTCTTTTACTACTAACATCATTTTATCATAATTTTTCATTTCTAATCTCTCCTTGTAATTATATAATTTAAGTGCATTATCTAGTGTTATATTCCCAACTTTATTATTTTTTCTATATCTATCTATCTGTTGAACTGTTATTCCGGTTTCTTTTGCGATCTTATAGCTGGTAAGGTCTGAGTTAAGCAGTTCTTCTATTTCTTTTTTCATTTTATTTCTCCTTTGATTTATCTTACAATCATATTATACACAATATTGTGTATATTGTCAATAGATATTTTAAACTTTTTTAACGGAAATTTTTAAAAATATCCATTTTAACGGACATAAAAAAAGAAGCCTAGCTATTAAGCCAGGCTTAGGGAATAAAGTATGAAAAATATTCATCTATAAATATTTTACCACTTATTATATTTAATTACAAGTATCTCCACGTTCCGTAGTCTGTACCTGATGATAATTCCATGCTCGCTACATATCTACGTTCTCCACTGTTAGAGATGTAAGATAACCACTCATAACCATTAGCATAACAATATTCAGTATAATTAAACTCCTCATTCTCATCATAGCTTGCTACAACTTCAGCATCTAATGATGGAGCTGAGCGAACATTTAAATTTGGTACTTTAACAGTAAATACTCTTGGTCTATCTAGAGACTGTACGTCTGTAGTAACTGGGTTACTAGCTGGGGTATCGTCTACAGGGTAATAGAACCATCCTACAATACCTTCAAAATCTCTTGATATATATCTTGCAGGCCCACCTACATATAAACTATCCCAGTTGCCATCAACATTTTGTTCAATAGTTTTCATTGAATATCCGTCTGAATCTTCAATTACAAGCCCTGTGTGTCCATATGAATGACCTGCTGTATAAGTAGTGTCCATTACAAATACTGCACCTGCTCTTGGTTTACTGTTAAGATCTCCTACAACGTTATACTCAACTTTATATCCTAATGCTGCTGCACTGTTAAGCAAGTCTATAGCATTTCCCCACAATGTTTTTCCAAAGAAATAAGAGCTTAAATAATTAGGTAAGTCTACACATTGAGTACCATATGCGCCGTCTTGGTCAACTCCAATACCTAAATTTGCTATACGTCTTGCCTCATTTACTAAATCTGTTGTTCTAACCATTTTAAAATCCTCCTGAATTTGAATAAAATAAAAAGACTATCATTAGTCTTGTTTTGGCTCTTTATAAGTCAAGGCTTGTTCACTATCACTGAAACCTTGTGTTGTAGGGTCATTAACTATCCCTAACAACCCTAACAGTAAAAATACAGCATCAACAACATTATTAATGTTGGTGCTGAATAACTCTGTATTTAGATTATATCCTAGCAACATTGCAACTTGTTTAATAAGTAACAATAACGCTGCTATAAACGCTAACACAAAGCGTTTATTTTTAAAACGTACTTTCCAATTTATCATATTTAACACCTCCTTTCATTAATTAATTTTGCGGCCATGCCTCGTTAGTTAAATAAGATATTGAACTTATTCGTATATCTCCTATATCTCTATCTGTTGGCACGGGGTCTGTAAATTGAAATCTCAACTGATTGTAATCTCCATTTCCTCCTAAATACCATGTTCCATAAGAAACGCCTTTATCATTATAAATATTTCCAATAAGTGAAGCTTCGGCTCTATATCCTATTGGAATCCCACCATTTTGAATAATATAACAATTTCGTTCTCTGTCAGAGCCTTGTAGAACATATCCTGCTCCACCTCTTCTAACGATTCCAAACCAACCCCACGATAAACCACCGAACTGATAAGATACTACATTGTTTACACGTCTTACTTTAACAAATGAGTTTCCTAATTTTGAAACAGACGGAAGTACTTTCCATCCAGTATCGCCAATTAGAACTTCCCAACCTGTGTTACCTGTTCCTGTTTTCTTAATCCATTTCAAAGCACCGTTAGTTACTGCTTCATCAACGTAAGTCGTTCCAACAGGTGCGGTTACTACACCGTTTGGCATTCCTCGACCGTGTATTTCCCATTGTTTAGCTTCAAGAACTTTTAATCTCTTGTCTAGTTCAGTTGTGTTACCTGTGTCTCCTGTATTTCTTGGTAGATAATCATGTATATTTCGTGTTGTTATAAACTTGATATTATCTCCCTCAGAAAATTCAAAGTCTGGCTCGTAATAATCAGGTAATGAACTAGCGGCTGTATATAATATAGTTTCAAAATTAGTTGTTTTTTCACGACCACTAATAACTAAATGACTACCATAAGCATCTGAATATAATTTACCAAAATTGCTCGTGTTTCTTGCTATAGAATTTTGACTTAAATACCCGATTAAAGGCATATTTTCGGATGATACATATGGTGCTCCTGTTTTAGTAGCAAAATTACTCGTATCAACATTCCCTGCGGGTCTACCTTCAAGAGCCGTCAGCCTACTCTTAATATCTGTGTCGTTGTATGGTTGCGGTAGCTCTGACTTTTTGGCATATTTTTCATGTTCTTCATCATCTAAGAAGGCTTTTTTAAGCTGTTCTTTAGTTGCAAGCTTGGATATGTCTTGATGCTCTGTTAAATAATGCTTACCTTCTAATTGTGTTTCAGTAACATATCCAGCTAAAGATTGATGTTCCGTTAAATAATGCTTATCTTCTAATTGTGTATTTGTTACAAAGTTACTAGTATCGATATTAGCTGTTGTTGGTCTATCTTCTAGTTCTTTGATTTTACGTTTAATTTCAGAATCATCATAGCTTGATGTAACTGGTCTGTTTTCTAGTTGTGTAACTTTATTTTCAACAGCTTCAACAGATTTCTTTGTAGCTAATTTGCTAATGTCCTGATGTTCAGTTAAATAATTCTTACCTTCTAACTGTGTTTCAGTAACATAGTTAGCTAGTGATTGATGTTCAGTTAAATATCCATTTTCCTCAACTTTTTCAACTGCTTTATTTACGATGGTATCAGTACTTGGTATTTCAGTCTTCAAAGCATAATCTGATAAATGTTCACTTGATACAAAATCAGATACATTAGGTATATCGCTTTTTAAAGCATACTTTTCATTCGCTTGAGCTTCGGTTAAGAATTTACTACCCTTTTCAATCTCCTTAATAGCTTTGTCAAAGTCTTCTTTAGTAAGTACATCTACTCTATCAACAATCATGCTGTTAGCAAAAAAGCGTTCTTTTTCCGGTAGTTGATTAGCTTTATCTATTTCAGATAAATTTACTTTGAACCTAAATCTGAAAATATCGCTGTTGCGTTCTTCTTTATCAAGGTAGATATAGCAAACAACCTCTTCATTTTGAGTGATTAGTGAGGTATCAAAGTTAAACTTGATTTTATTATCTTCTACAGTTCCGTTAGTTTTCCAATAGCTACCACTTCTTAAGAATTTAAATAGTGCTACTACATTTTCATTAGTTAATGTACCTTTTGAAATTTCAAACTCAAAAGCACCGTTGTTTTTATCATGTGAATACAACTCACAAAAACTATCTTCTACTTGTCTTATTTTTGTTGTATTCTCAATGCTTAATCTAATTATTTTTTCCAAGGTTTAATCACTCCTTTTCATTAAATGCATCTCTTAGTTTCTCTAGCCTCTTTTTTATCCCTTTTGGAAATGGCACCCCTATTGCTGCTAAGTTCTCAATAAGTGATACCCCATAGGTTGCTATGAAAAAGAATATAAATGCTGTAGCGACTTCTTCAAAGCCTATAAAGATTAAATAGGGATATACTGTTACGACTAAAACTAATACTATCAGATGCTCGATTAACCCACGTCTTCCAATTGTGGAGTTAACCGTTTTTGTTACCCACGCTTTAGCCAGCCCAGTAATAATATCAAATACTATAATTCCGGCTAATGCGTGAATATATATGTCGTTAAATAATTCATAATATTGATTAGCAAGTTCAGCTAATGTAATGTGCAATTTTTGCACCTCCTTAAAAAGAGCGGTTAATAACCGCCCTTAAATCTTTTAATTTTGTTCTTCTTTTGTAGAAAGTTTTTCGTTTAAATCTTTTAAAACTTTTGAGAATTCATCATTTGATTCAATCAATTCTCTTTTTTGCCATTCGATTAAAACTTGAGCTAAAATCCCAGTTACTTCAAAAGCTTCTAACTCATAATCTCTAGCCATAATTTCAGTGAATTTAGTTATATCACTTTTCACTTTTACAATTCCTAATTTTCTTGACATTTCCAAATTCTTATCCTCCTTATGATACAAGTATTCCGTTTCTAAATTTCAAGTGAAGACCGTTAATATTTACGTCAGTATGTCGACCTTCATAATAGCCTTCTGGGTCTCTGTCTGAACCGGCTACTAATAAATGTCTAATATTCGTTTTACCTTTAAAAGTTGAATTTCCACGTACTTCAAAATCAACATAAGATATTAACGTATTCTTTAGCTCCAAGTCATTATCATCTTCTTTGAGATTGTATGCTAACAACGCTCTTTCTGTTTTGAACCCCCACTCTTCTGTTTCTTCAAACCAACCTACTCTACCATTTGCTTTTATCACAAAGTTCATTCCTGAGTAATATCCCACTTCTCTACCCCAAAAGTATGATTTATAATAGCCCCTTATCGCTCCGGAAAACTCTCCGTTTTGGTCATAATAAGATGTCCCAAGATAATCAAGTTTAACTCTTTTTTTGGCACTTTCCGCCTTTCCTTCGTAAAGGATTAAACTTTCATCTTCGAATTGGAAGTATTTAGAATAATTATTCCAAGCTAATTTTAAACTTTTGGCGTTTTGAACAAGAGTAGTTCCAAAGTTCTCATCAGTAACAACATTTTCTATTTTATCTCTTAGTAATTTAATAGATGTTTCGGTTTGTGTTTTTGTCATATAATCAGTAGCTAACGTTTTTGATAATTTCAAGGTAATTTCTTCTTTTGACTGATTAATCAAAGAAGCGATATCAACAGTTTCATTTCTTTTCGTGTATCTGAACCCTAAATTGATTTCATAAAATCTAACGTTAGTAATTTGTGACTTGTCAAAATCTCCTGAGAATTCTAAATACACAGCCTCTTTATTGTCATTTGCTTTACTTGAAATTCTTGTAAATAACACGTTATCTTTTGCAGTCATTGGTTTATAGTTGTTATCGGGAATAGTCTTATACGTATTACCTGTGAGAAAATACTCATCAATACCAATCGCCATTACACTATTGTTAGGGGCTGTTGTGTCAAACATCACCTTATAATAGCGACCTTCTTTAAATTCATTTTTCAGCTTAATACCAACAATTTTTCCGGCTCCACCGGTTACAGCATCTAATGAATTTTTCTCCAATCCTTCATTGAAATTTCCCTCCCAAACTTCAAGATTTTTTACTTCTGTAGAATTACCTAATGGCGTTAAATTAATCGTTCTTGTTTCTGTTGGTACTGTGAACGTAAACATGTTAATACCAGCTACAAGTCGTTGTCTTTCGCTGTTAAATATTCTTAATTCCTGATTAGCTGGGAAATATCTAAAGTCAGCTACTAACGTGTAAGTATTACCGGGTTTCATAGGTTCTAACGTTGTATAAGTTAGATTATTCCCAGTTTTCTTTTCGGCTGAGTTTAAGAGATTTTCTCCCCTAA